CCATCATGATAAATCTGTAGGTCAGAGCCAGCACCGAAGATAGCCTTGTCGTTGTCGCCGAAAGTCATGTTTCCAGAAGTAACAAACGACGTACCTGTAATAGTTGTGCCTGTAATAGCACCAGCACTTGAGCCACCAATGGTTACACCGTCAATCGTACCGCCGTTGATGTCAGCAGTATCAGCAACAAGGCTGTCAATGTTGGCTGTGCCGTCAATAAAGAGATCATTCCATTCTGCGCCGGATGCACCCAAGTTATAGGTGTCGTCAGCAGAAGGGATAAGGTTGGAAGCAATGTCTGCCGTAACGGTTACAGTGTCTGTAGCGGCGTTGCCCAGAGTTGTATTGCCGTTAACAGTAAGCCCGTCAATAGTAACGGTGCCTGTGAATGTGGGGCTTGCGGCGTCTGCCTTGGTAGCAATCGCTGTCGAAATGTTATCGAACTCTGTTTCAAACTCCGAACCACGGATGATCTTGCCAGAGTCACCAGATGGCAACGAGTCTTTTGCCGCAAAGTCAGTGGTCTTTGAATAATTGGACATGGCTAAGTTTCCTCTTGCCTAGCTAAATCAAAATGAGAAAGGGGGCCATATAGACCCCCAGAAGTTTCTTAGGCTGGTACTGCTAGTACGAAACCAGCTTCAGGACGGTATACCTGAACACCATAGAGGCAGTCAGCAGTGTACAAAGTTGAGAGGTACTCCTGCTTGTACTGGGTCTGTGAACGTACAGACATTTGCTCTGCAAGAACAACAGCATCACGGTGGAACAGCATAGCCGCTCGTACTCCAACAGGGTTTGGTGATTGTCCGTTTTGAGCAAGAGTTTCAATAGTTGCACAGTTGTTAGAAACGTAAACGTCTACACCGTAGAGGTTACCGATAAGACCAGATTGAACTACCTGACCTGATACGAAATCAGAAGACACGTAGCGGTCAATGCCCATGATAGCGTTACGAGTTACGGGTGGGATAACAAGTACACGATCTTCCATTGGAACGTTGTTGTCGTCCAACTTCTGGATCATGTCACGGAAAAACGCATCAGTAAACACGTCAGACGTATCCAATGTATCGTCGGTGTACTGAGTAGTTGTACCGTTGTCGTTAAAGAAACAACCGCTGTGCTGGTAGTCAGTAGGCGCTACTGAGTCAGCAAATACAACAGTACCGCCATCGCCGAAACCAGTACCGCAAGAGTGCAAGTCAGTGTCGATCTTAGTAGCAAGCGCATAACCAGCATCTTCAGTGTAAAACTGACGGAGGCTGTTAAGTGCTTGTACTTCTACGATGTCTTCGATAAGACGTGAGTACTCGAAGTGACGGTCGATGTCTACAGTCAATTCGCCTTCAGTGTTGGCAATGATAGTGACAGCAGTGTCAGCAGTCTTTGCATTTGCGTCGGCACGTGCGGGCTTAGGAATGTGAAGCTTGTCACCCTTTTTGCCAGACATTGCAAGCTTCTTAACAAGAGGAGCCATCTTTAGGTTCTTTTGGTAAGCGGCAATGATCTCGTCACTCCAGATTTCTGGAATAAACTTGTCCGCTTCAGTCTTCGCAGTAAAACCAGCTGCGCCTGGATAAGTTGCAGTAGCCATGTCAATCTCCTAGATTATTTGACTCGACCCTCTGCGTACGCTTGTAAAATCTCAGGTGATAAAGCTTGATAACGCTCGGGGTCAGTTTTCATTAGTTTAATAATGTCGGCCCTGCGATATACTTTCTTACGTGTCCCTTCAGCACTGCCTCGTGCATTGCCTGTATTAGCAGCCTTGAGTTGTTGCTTACGCGCCTGTCGTTCGACCTTGGCAGTTTGCTGAGTCACTGTTTTGCGTTCTTTCCAGAGTGTAAACAGTTCATCAGCAGCGTCAGCATCGTACTGTTGGTCTGCTGCTACAAACAATTGAGTCCTAATCTTGGAAGCCTTAATCCACTCTGCAAACTTGTTGTCAGCCAAGATGTCTTGCATGTCAGGGTGCTTATTACTAAGCTCTGCAAGAGCAGCTTGCTTTTTGTAGTTTGCTGTGTACTGTTCAGCTTCTTTGATCTTAGGATGATTCTCAATTGCTCTATTGACAGCACTTTGAGGATCTGTAAAATAGTCTATATCGTCTTCAGGCTCAACATGTTGTGGTTGAGGTGCTGATTGTGTTTGATTAGAAATATAATCATCCACGACTTTACGAAGTTCACCAACTTCAGAAGATTGACGCCCTAGAAGCTTTTCAGCCTCTTGGTGCATCTGTACAACTTCTTCTAAAGACTTACCACGGTACTTCTCTGGTAGGTTTGATTCTGGTTCTTCTACTGGAGGTTGCTCAACTTCAGCTTCAGGCTCTTGTTGAATCTCTTCGACTTCGTTTTGTTCAATGGTGTCTGCGTTTTCCTCTTCAGGTTGCAGATCAATCATCATTGCTCTTGACATTATTAAACTCCGTGATTGTTATCATTGTGGAGACTTCTTTCTACCTGCTTTTTCGTGTTCTTTCACCCACTTCATGTGACGACCAGGAAAGTCTCCTGACGCACCTTCAAGATGAAATGACGGGGCAGATACCATTTTAGTAGCGTTAGCGCCACAACCGCACCTACTGGTTGTAACGCCGCTATCTACCATTTCTTCAAAGACGTGTCCGTTAGTGCAACGGAAGTCATAGATTTTATACATCGACAGGATCTTCAGCTTCGGCTTCTGCTTGATCTCTAGCTGCTTCTATTGTTGCTTCTAAATTTATTACTGTTGCAAAAGCAGCTACTTGGCCTTTACGAAAGAAGAGTTCTTCTTCGTTTTTTACAGTCTGAATATCTGCCAACTGAGTAGCATTATTGGAAAGCTCTTGTACGAGTTGTTTGAAACCTTCGGAGTTGAAGAGTTCGTTATAATTATTAAAATAAGTTTCAAGCTCGGGCGTCATAGTTTCCTCTAAAGTTGTAACTATAGTTATAGTATAGCATACTTTTAGTCTGTTGTCAAGTCTTTTTGTATACTTTCTTGCATTAATTTTTGACGTTCACAAGCATGGCATTCACCACAAACAACAAACCCATTCATTACTTCTGTTGGTTTCCTGCATGACCAGTACATCTCACGCAGTTCTTCAGGCATACTAAAGTAGATGCCTTTGCTGCGTTCTACAGAAGTAAACGTCATGTGTTCAAAAGGTGCCAACCAAATGGGCTTAACACGACGAGTTGTGCAAAGAGCGTTTAACACACCTTGTGCTTCTGCACCTTCGTCCCTAAAGATGTTGTAGTCACCTGTGTACACAATGTTGAAGGACTTACCTAAACCAGAAGCTACTCTCATGGATTGAAACAAAGCAAGCACCATGTCTTTACCACCTGGATACTTAGACTGCCAAGAGTACACTGAAGAGGAAAACTCAAAGGGTCTTTGGTTTTTCTTCATGTAGTTGATTGTTTTTAGTATAGCTTCTGCTTCAGCCCTACAACGGCCTTCGGAATTATCAATGTGTATTGAGTGTACATGGAGGTTTTGGTCAGTATGCTCTAGTAAGTTCCAAAGCAATGAAACACTGTCCATACCACCTGAGTACATTACAATAGCTGTTTCGTTCTTATCCCCTTTAAAGTAGTTTTTACGTAGACAAATATCTAAAGCCTGTTTTACTTTAGTGTCATAACTCACTTTTTTCTGCGTCTCCCTGAAGCCGTTACTGCGTGTTTAATTTTAGCTGGTCCTGTTTTGCGCCTAACAGAAGACTGTTTTTCAGCTTTGGTCATCTTAGCTGCAACCTTCTTAGGACGACATGAAGGGTACGGACGTTTACTCTTGGTAGCCGACTTTCTACCACAAGGCTTACCCGTTTTAACGTCCACCCATTCTTCATTGAACCACTTAGTGAGTCCACCTTTAGGTTTACTCATAAGTACCACCACGTCTTTTATATTCTTTTGTTAACCACCCAGAAGCATACGCACTAGGCCAAACTTTGTATTTCTTTTTAGCCTCTGCTTTAACACGAGAGTACAATGCTTTGTTTTTAGGCTTGGGGCTGCCTTTTGCTTTTGGCATTAGTAACCTCGCATGGGCTTCTTTTTCTTTTTGTTAGTAGCTGCACGTTGACCACGCTTAGGCATTGCAGGCTTCTTTTTTGGTTTCATTGACTTCATACCGTAACCAGGCATAGCTTTCTCCTTTGCTGTCTTTGACAGATCTTCAAAATGGAAAAGTTTTACAGACGTTTTTCCGTGGGTTTTACCTGAGTGGAGTGATCCGTCAGGCATCTTATGTGTGCCACCTGTATACTCAGTGCCATCACGTTTATAATGTTTTACACCTTTAGCCATTTACATCACCATTTTTTACACGACCAGTATCGTGCTGTTAGTTTACTAGGTGGGTTTGTGTCGCACTTATGACGTGCCCTAAAAGACTTACGTCGTGCTGGTTGATCCTTCTTGATGGTCATCTTAGCGTCACCAAATCGAATCGTTTTTGTTTTGTCACCTTCTTTGGCAACGACTACAAACTTTTTAGTAGGATGACTAGGAGTCCGCTTTGGTTTGTTGTACGCGCTTACTCCTGCTCGTGCTAGCTTTGGGTCTTTCGACTTTGGCATTTTGTAATTCCTCTACTTGCTTTGTTAGCTCTACAATACGGGCTTCCAAAGGCGTTACCATCTGTTGCATTTTGTTAAGTAATGATTGAAACTCTCGGTCTGTAAACATGTTTTGTCCTGTTAGTTATAAGGGAACCATTCACCAAACTCACGGATATAGGTAAAGATAGCTGTTGTGTCAGCAGTGCTTAGAGTCACTGTCGTTCCTCCAAACTCATCTCCAGCCGTATTGTACTCCGCTACGTTATAAAATGTAGAAGACGACGTTATGTTTATGTCACCTACAATCTTTACTGTATTAGACGTTGTTAGTTTAACCATCACCGTTTCACGATCCTTTGGTGTTTGGTTTAAAACTACTGTCACGTCTGCGCTACATCGCAACACTTCAGTACCTGACGTTGTGTGGTCACTGGTAACTTCAAAAGGTGTTGCTGTAGCTAAATCTGCTCTGGACTGTGGTATAAAACTCATTAGATAGCCAACCACTCTTTAAAT